AATGAAGAATTAATTAATTATAAATCTCATGATGGAATAAATGCATTGTTAATTAAAAGGAAGATGTATGTTGACAGAAGTATGCATAAAAAAATAATGGGTTTAAAATATTTTCATAAGAATGTCGAAGAACATTCAAATGAAATTAAAGATAGATATAAAACAGCATTCTTTGCTCTAAAAAATCATATTCGCAATATTATTTCTTATTTAAAAATTGAGAAAATACATGAAATATTTAGTAGTAATAACATATTTAGTGCAAGAGATGTCTATAAAATGATCTATGGTGATAGATATATTATAGATTATGATAGAGAATTGTTATTAGAAATTATTTTAAAAATGTATAAAACTACTATCAAAATAATTGCAGTATAGTATAATATATATTTCTGTATTATATATTTTTTATTTGTAATATATATTTAAAAAAATGATATATATTTATAATTATAATAGTAATTAAAATGCAGGGTATAATTAGTTTTTCAAATAGAATCGCTTTGAACATTAAAAGTAATGAACACAAAGATTGTATCTTAGACGATTTAAATACACTGTACAAAATTAAAATTTTGCAAAGACATCATCATAATTTAGATAGTTCAAATGTTAATGTTGTAACCACAAATCATATGATGAATTTACGTTCAAATGGTAATAGATATTATCTTTATTTTACGCTATATAAGGATGTTGAGACGATGTATTATATAGACAAAAAAATACACCCTGGTTATCAGAGACCACGAATTATATTTGGAAGGGGGCTCTTTGATAAAAAATTATTTAAAAATACTCTTCTCGATGGGGAATTAGTTAAATGCAAAGACGCTTCATGGACTTTCTTAATAAATGATATTATATGTTACGAAGGTAAATATTTAAATAATAAGACACTTCCACAAAGATTGGAAATCATATATAATTTATTAGAAAATCAATATACTCCTGATAGCACTATTGATGTATGTAATTATAAGGTTAAATGTTATTATAATATGTATAAAGAATCTATCGAGGAACTTCATAAACTTTCTAATAACCTAAATTATACGTGTAGAGGTATTTATATGTGGCCTTATGATTTAAAATATAAACCTAAATTATATAATTTCGACGATACAAGTGTTATTGATGTTATAAGAAAAACAAAAGATATAACTGAATTTAAAACTATAGATGTGGAAGAAAATAAAAATATTATTTCAACATCAATTGCTCCTCTAGAAATTTTCAATACATCAACTAATAATATGTGTAATAATATATGCGAATTAACAAATGATAATGCTAATACATCCAATACAGATATATTAGATAAAAATGGGAATAAAATATTATATTTGATGAAGACGCTAGAACCTGATATTTATAATATATATGAAAGTGAAAACACAAATGATAAACCTATGGGAATTGCATTGGTTCAAACAATGAAGGATAGTAAATTATTAAGAACTGCATTTAGAGATAAAAACGCAATGACATTTATTAAATTTATATGCACATATGATGAAAAATTTCATAAATGGAAGGCGATATGTCAAGCATAATAAAATATATCTGCTCTATAATTAGATAATGATAGAGTTATTAATCGTACAGATATTATCTATATTATTAAGTTTATATGCAGCATATTTATCATACAGTTGCAGTGCTCAAAATGGAGATACTTCGCGATTTATGTTTACAATAATTGCGTTTGTTTTAGGACCATTCTATCTGCTATACTATTTCTTTGCCAATTATTTACCGGGAATTTGTAAATAAAATAACTATTTCATTAATGCATTTAATCTATCATGAGATTTATAATTAATTAATTCAAAATCTTCATATGATAATTGTTCTATCCATTCTATTTTTTCTTCTATAGAACTATCTATGCGTGGAGGAGATTTATTAATAACTACTTTTGGTGGATTATATATCTCTAACTCAATTTGTTTTTTTACCTGTTCTATATGCTCAATATATATATGAGCATCACATATAGACAAGCATATTTTTGAGGCATTAATGTGTAATACGTGAGCTATTATAATAGTTAATAAGGCACAACTTGCAATATTAAATGGTAGTCCTAAGAATAAATCTGAACTTCTCAATGTTAAATGACAACATAATCCTTCATTTGTCTTATTAAATATGTATAAAATATGACACGGAGGTAGTGCCATTTTATTTAAATCACACGGATTCCACGCTGATAATACTGCACGTCTGCTATTATTATCTTTTAATAATTCTGTTAATACAAATTTAAGTTGATCATATCCTCTATTGATATAATCTGGTTTTTCTATAAAATTAAAATTATTATCAATATCACAAGTTTCTTTTTGTTCTTTAGATGCTATATATTGTTTGCCAAATTTACGCCACTGCCAACCATAAACTGGTCCTAATTCCCCCTCTGTATAATTACTTAATCCAATGCTATCTAAATATCCTCTAGAAGAATTCCCATTCCATATATTTACTTTTTTTTCTTTCAATTCATTTGCATTAGTAGAACCTCTAAGAAACCATAATAGTTCTTCTACTATTCCTCTAAAAAAAACTTTTTTTGTAGTGATTAAAGGAAATGATTTAGATATATTATCAAATTCAATCATATGTCCAAATTGTGATAATACTTCTCCATTTCTAGTATTTTTTGTTTCTCCTTTAAGAGCATCTTTTAATAATACTATATATCCTTCTTCGTTTTTATAAAACATCGCTTTAATATATAAATTCTTAATTATTTATATATTAACATAATAGATAATATGAAAGATTGTCCTCCATTAAAGGTATTAAATCCTCCTACTAATAGATGTGTTAGTATTAATGGCAAGATTGGAAAACAAATTTTAAAAAAAAAATATAATATTAACATTAGCAATGAACATAATAGTTGCTATATTGATAGTCTTATGGTAGCATTATTTCATTTTAAAAATAGAGTAATTTATAATACATTTTTTAGAAATATATTAGAAAGTAGATATGCATCAAAAATACAGACTGAAATGCACAAAATATATAATTATATAAATAAAAACGAGGATATACAAAATAAGAATTGTTTTTTTATAAGAAAGTATTTAGATAAATACTATAATGAACTTGTAAAAGATAATGTAAATAATAGAATATTTTTTGATAATTCTAATAATTCTGATAATTGGCTTACAGAACAAATAGATGTATTTGAATTAATAACCTTTCTAGATAAAATATTTAATTTTAAAACTAATGTCAAAGTTAAAGATGGTACAAATAAATACATTAAAAACATGATATTTGAAATATCATCTTATTATCTAATGGGGGTTGATACTCTCGATATATCATCTTTAATACCTACACGAATTGATAAATATGAATTAGACGCTAATAATTATTATAGAAATTCAAATGGTAAACTTGTTAAATTTTATGAAAAAACTTATGAAATTACAAAAACTAATGGGGTATTAATAATTGAATTATACCGTAATTCTGGAAGAGAAGAAGGCAAATTAAATACTAAAATAATTTATCCTAATACCATAAATATAAAAGGTGACAAAAAAGAGTTGAAATTGCGTTCTATAATATTACATAAGGGTTTAACAATACATTCAGGTCATTATACTACAATTATTAAAAAAGATAGGAAAACATACGAGTACGATGATATTAGAAGCACTGATAATAAATTGGTAGAAATTGACGAAAATTACGAAAGGAAAATGAGAAGAAATGTTGTAGCGTTAATATATTCTAGATAATGAATAAATTTAAGATAATTTTTAAAAATGAGTACATAATTAAAAAAAATTTAGAAATTTCAAAAAGTTTATAAAAGTTTAAGAAAAATAAAATTATGTACTCATTTTTAATTTTAGAATAATATATTAAAAGATATAATGAAACATTTGATAATAGGAGCAGGTATAACAGGATTATATTTGGCATATAAACTATTATCGCAAGACATTAAAGCGTCTGATATTATTATTTTTGAAAAGTCAGATAGAATAGGAGGTCGTATTTATACTCACGAAAATAGTGGATATAAATATTCTACAGGTGCTGGAAGATTAGGAAAGAAACACAAATATGTTATGAAACTAATAAAAGATTTTAATTTACAAGAACAAATTATAAATATTAATAAAAATAACAATTATTTTGTTGATGGCAAATTAATGAATGAGCAGCAATTATTGAAACATTATAAATCGCAATATAAAAGTCTAGATTATTTATGGAAATATGCTATTGAAAAAAAGATAAATACAAATAAATATAACCTGAACAATTATAATCTACATAATTATTTCTCCTTAATATTACCTACGAACGAAGTAGAGTTATTAAAAGTATCTTTAGGATATGTTGCTGAAATGTATGATATGAATGCATATAACGGATTGCTAACATTACGAAAAGACTTTGATGTAAAAAATAAGGAATTCTATGTATTGCGAGATGGAATACAAATACTATGTGATGTATTATACGAACATATTAAAAGAGAAGGAGTTAATATAAAATTATCTTCTACTTTAGAAGATGTATTTGATGACAAAAAATATATTATTGTTAATGGTACCACTTATAATTATTCAAAACTCTATCTTACTATAAAAAGGAAGGATTATATGGATATTGCTTTCTTTAAAAAATACGATTACCTATTTAATTCAGTTGTCGATGGGACTTTATTACGTATATATGCTAAATATAAAGATGTATGGTTTAAGAATATGCCAAAAGTACTTGCGCAAAATAAAATACAATTTATTATACCTATAGATTATGAAAGTGGATTAATACAAGTGAGTTACAGCGATAGTTATAATGCAGATTTTTGGAATAATTTTAAAAACGAAAAAGATGTTATGAAATATCTTACAAAAATATTAAATGAAATGTTTCCAGATAAAAACATAAAGGACCCCGAATGGATTACTATGCATTATTGGGAAGCAGGAGATCACCTATGGAAAGTAGGAATTGATTCAAAAAAAATACAAGAAAATATGGATGATATTTTTATTTCTAAAAATATATACATTTTAGGAGAAACATATAGCGATAGACAAGCGTGGATTGAAGGTGCTATAGAGACTGTACATAAAAAATTAAAGATATAAGAAAGCAAACAAGAAAGCAAACAAGTAATATATATTATATTACTATATTCATAGAGTTCTATGTAAACAAGTACAATCATTAATATTTCCCCCACAAAAGTTGGTACAGAAGAATTGTTGTTTTCTAGTATTTTGACGGATTACATCTTCAAAACTCTTATTTTTATAAAGAGTTCTATAATAAGTAGTATTATCAAAATGTTGTTGATTATATTTATTAATAATAACTCTGTTTTTCATAATAATATTATAAATGTCTGATGTAATATTTAAAGTCTGTTTAATATTATTGCTATTTGCGAGAACCATTCTGTTATATAATTAATATTTTAAAATCTTAAATCAATTTTTATTATTTTATTATTATTAATATTATATTAAATGGTTAGTAAAAATTTTTTATTAGTTACAGCATTAATAATATATTTTTTTCCTATAATTTATACATTTAATTGTTATGATAATAATAATACAATATCAAGTATAATATCTAACGAAAAAAACAAAAATATAATATTATTTTTCATGTTACTTATGGGTATTGCAATAATACTTTATGAGCACAAAAGAAATAATATATATTCTCTAATAACAATAAGTATATTATTATTATCTATATATGGTCTAATATATTTTAGCGAAGGGCATATATTTCATTATATATTTTCATTTACAGCATTTCTATCAATACTGCTTTTTATGTGTATAATATGTAATAATAATAAAACATGTTATATCATAATAATATTATTATTTATACAAATTATCTTATTTGTAGTTCTTTTGAAGGAATGTAGCGACAATATATTTTTATATGAAGTGTTTTATTTATTGAATTTTGCAATATTTTATTTATACGTACATTTTATATAATATATACGTATATGTAGAATTAGTAATAAAATGGAGGGTATTTATTTATCAACTGTTCAATGGATTTCTTTATCTCTTTTACATAGTATAATGCTGTACTATATATTATTATACTATTACACAATTTACAAGTATTATAGAAAATAATAATATATTTCAATTTATGTAGTATATATAGTATATAAAATGGAATGGATATATTTATCAGTAATACATAGTATAATAGTTGCAGGTTTAATTTTATTTTTACGTTATGATGATACACCAAGTAATGTATTTCCTATTATTACAAATATAATAGTTGGTATATTGAGTATATTATATATTATATCATTTAATAAGATAAATTATATTTCAAGTGAAATTAGCAAATCTAAATATTATATATATTCTATTATATTATTTTTTGTAATATTGCTTGGATATTATATAATAAAATCATGTCCTAATCCTGCATATTTTAGAGTATTCGTTGCTCTCGAAATAATATTTATATTATTATTTGTAATATATTATGAAAAAAATATTAAACTATCATATCGCAGTATCTTTGGTATAATGTTAGGTTGCATATCTATAATATTGATATCTTTAGACACTGTTGGTGAAACAAAAAGTAAAAAATAATATATAAAAATGAATTATTATTTATATATAAAAAAATGAATTATATATTAATAAAATGCCAAACAAATATAAAATTATATTGAAAAATCCAAATAATTTAATCGCAGATTGTATATATAGTAAAATCAGCAATATTAAATATGAAGATAGAATATTTTTAATTAATAATACAAACAAATATATTTTAGACCATATTATGTTGCCTATATATGAAAAAAAAGATATTGAAGAAATAATATATAATTATGGAATACAAAATGCCATACTACATTTCGTGTTAAATAAGAGATATTATAATAATATAATTGAATTGGTTGATAATGATGAAAACAAAGTGTATATAGGCATCGCATATTATATAATAACAGAATGTTTTGATTATATATTAGATATTGATTTGTGAATAAAGAGTGAATTGAAGTGTGATATCTCTTATTGTTTCCATTTTTTACCACAAATTAAACATTCCATAAATAGAGTAGATGCTTCATCTCCTGACCTAGTTTGTAATTCATAATAACTTACTTTTTTGCTTTTACATCTCATACATGTAATCATATCAGACATTGCAACAATATTAAATTCGTACGCTTCTTTAAGGCGCAAATTATTTTTATCAATAATACTTTTCCATCTTTCGGGAAATATATTATGACATTGCATATAAGGAAGCATATGCGGATTAAATTCTTTATATTCAACCATTCTTTTTAATAAATCTACGTTTCCAATATAACTATTTGATTTAAGGTTTGAATAAATACTTCGTGCAATATTAATATATGTATCTATAAATAATTGACATTTCCACGATAATTGTATCTTGTTAGAAATACAATGGTCAATCGTACAATTAAAAACACCAATTTCTAAATCTGCTGCTTCTAGAGAAGAAATATAAAGATTTTTTTGTAATATATTACAAAAATCATCGCGAACCTTGTGTTTATTATATTGATTTGATTGTTCCTCTGCCCTATCTATATTTTTATTTGAATATTTGTTGATTTCGTCTTGTAAATTATATAATTTATAATCTATATTCATAATTTATTTAAAATATAATTATATAGTTCTATCAATTTTTTATATATAAATACTAAAAAATGATATATATATATATTTTATAATTTACAATGATTTCAAAAGTAAATATTAACAATTATATTTCAAATGATAATGTTAATTTGATTGAAATTTATTTCATAAATAGTAAAAATGAAAACTCTATAAATGTTATGACATGTGATAAGATAGAAAAAATAATAGATAATATTTATAAGAAAAATCGCGTAGAAAAATACAAATCATATTTTCATAAAGATAGGGTATATACTTATGAATTATCAAATGATAATCAATACGTATATACAAAAATTAAAAAACAACTAGATATTATAAATGATATTTTAGTAATTGTATCAAAACATGATAAACAACCTAACTACACATTCCCCTGCACTAATGATATTGATAATATATGCGAATATACTATAAAAGAATATAAAATATCGAATCGATTATCTCTAATAATGAGATATGATAATGAAAATATTAAAACTTTATATATAGAATATAAACATTCGCAAAATGTCGATATAGATAAGATAAATGAACAAATTAATAAAATAATAGCAAAAATATTACACTAGATAAAAAACAAAAATTGATTATTATATAAGTTATTTATTATATAAATTATTAATATGCAAAGTAAAGAACTTAAGTTTATAGACTTATTTTGCGGCATTGGTGGATTTCATCAAGCATTAATCAGGCATAATTATAAATGCGTAATGGCATGTGATATTGATGAAAAATGCAGAGATGTTTATAAAGAAAATTATGGTATCACTCCAGAAAAAGATATAAAAAAAGTTGATGAAAAGAAACTACCTGATTTTGATATATTATGTGCTGGATTTCCTTGTCAATCATATTCAAATGCTGGAAAAAAGGGAAATCTAAATGATCCTAGAGGAACATTATTTGAAGATATATTAAGAATAGCAGATGAGAAAAAACCAATGTTTATGTTTTTAGAAAATGTTAAACATATCAAAAAAATAGATAATGGCAACACATTCAATCATATAATTAAAAGAATAAATGAAACAGGATATTATGTTAATAAAGAAGACACTATTTTTGAATTATCGCCACATAACTTGGGTATTCCTCAACAGAGAGAAAGAGTTATATTTGTATGCATAAATGAATCAATTTATGATAAAGATAAGGTTATTAAATTTACATTACCAAATATACCTATTAATATTGAAAAAATCATAGAAACTGATAAAACACTTACATCTAAATATAAAATATCAAAGGAAATTGAAAATATTTTAAATATATGGGATGAAATGATACAAAAATTTGACACAAACGAATCATTAAGTCCTACGATATTATGTAATGAATTTTATAGAAAATATTCAGAAGAAGAATTTAATAAGTTGCCTGTATGGAAAAAAGACTATATTACTAAAAACTCGCGACTTTATAATAAATATAAAGAAGAATGGGATGAATGGTATATCAAACATAAAGAAGTATTATTAAAAAAAGAAATTAATGGAAAATTAGAATGGCAGGCGGGTAAGAAAAAGACTAATGATAGTATTTGGAATTATTTTATTCAGTTAAGACAATCAGGTATTAGAATTAAAAAAACTAATTATTTTCCTACATTAGTTGCAATAGTACAAACACCTATATATGCAAGGGAAAAAAGATATATAACACCTAGAGAATGTGCAAGATTACAATCTTTTCCAGAAAACTTCATTATTCATAATAATGATAAGGTTGCATATAAACAATTTGGAAATTCTGTTAATGTTGATGTAATTAGTTATATTGTAGATTTAACACTAGAAACTTATTGCTTGATATGTTCATCAAATATTTGATTATATATGTCAACTTCAATTGTTTCATTTACCTTATCTATTTCTTCTTGAAGTAGATCTGGAAATTTATAAATATATTCTGGATTATTCTTTTTTATATGAGTAAAAAGCTTGCTTTTATACGAGATACTTCCAGCATCTCTTTTTAAATAATTATCCGTATTAAATGTTTTAGGTATTACATAAATTAAACCGCTATTTATAACAACTACTATAGTGTTAATATCATCCAAATTATGGTCTTTTTTGCTCTTACAATTAATCATTATAACATCTCCCTTATCATTTAATTTAACCTTTATAGAAAACCTCGTATTGTTCATCTGAATATCATTTTTATATTCTGACCCTATTTTATGCTGCATATCCAAATCTAAACTGTTAATTCCGATATTTTGGAACATAGAAATTAACGCTTTTTCACCGAGTTTACCATATATAAACTTATATTCATTTTTTTGAGGCGGAAACTTTTTGCTTATAATGTTAAATTCAAAATGACATTTACGAAGAGCATCGCGATTTTTTTCTAGTTTCATTTGTTCTACAAGATAATTACACATTATCAAATCATCATCGTTGCTTTTAGCAATGGCATTAGTATCAGTAACAATATTAGTCGTCATATCTCTTTTTATATTAGTTCTAATATATCTAGAAAAAGTTTTTGTTGACAAATTTACAACACAAGATATGAAAGATACGCTAGTATTTGTTAATCTTGATATCCAGAATATCCAGACGTCCTTTAGTGATGACAAAATATCCTTATTTACCCTGTCATTTTTTATATTTTTTTTTTAAAAATATGACATTTTATACTGTTACATAAATATTACATAAACCGATGATAAAAATGATATAATAATAAAAATTGATAGAATAATTATTATATTCTAAATTATAATTAATACACATATGGAATATTATTCATTTGTAGAGTTTGCTAATATTTTAAATAATGATAATTATATAACAGATACATCTCATAAAATTTATTATATTAAGGAATTATATGATTCCTATACAAAATATCTTATGGTGTGTAAATATAGCATTGATAATATTAAAATTAAGAGAATGTTCTCTGTTATTAATAACTATATTGATTTTTACGGAGATAACAAGAATTATGATAGAAAAAATTTAGAGAATGAGTATAAGAACATAATTGTTGATAATTTTAATAAAAAATTAAATCCACCCAAGAGTTTCTTTACTACAGCACATAGAGATTATCTAGATTATGAATTTAAAGAGAAAATTAAAGAAGAAAATTGTGATATTAATACTCACTATAAAAATATAAATAAAAAGTATGAATATTACAATAATCATAAGAAAAATATCAATGTAAATACTGAAGATAATGACGAAGTATATTTATATGAAGATATGTATGATGAAGATAATGCGTCTTGTAGTTATAAAAGCGACGATTATTATTATGATTGTGATATACTATCTGACGATGAAAGTGATTATTATTCAGATGATTTATCTTAGATATGGTAATTCTACTATTATAGAATAGTTAAAAGAATTGCTAAATTATTCTTTTTTATTTATGCAAATAAAAGTATCAAAAATTGATATAGGTATTATATTATTATTTATAACTATATTAATAGTATAAGTATGATAAGAAAAATATACATAGGTGCGCATATAAAACGAGATGAGCGCGGTATTATAGAAACAATGAATAATATTAAAAATAATGGTGGAAATGCTTTACAAATATTTGTGTCTAACCCTCGAAGTAATACTATAACAAATATGGATACTTATATTAAAATAGCACCATTTGTACAAAAATATCTTAAAGAAGAAAAATTTAAAATTATAATACATGCTCCATATACTATAAATATTGCTAAAGACCCTGTAGAATGCAAGAGGACTATGTTATTAGAAGATTGTTATTGGATTAAATTGTTAATTAATCAATTGGTAATTGCAGATATGATGAATGCAGAAGGTATTGTATTGCATGTTGGAAAACATGTTGGATTATCAAAAGAAAAAGGTTTACAAAATATGAGAAATGCAATAAAATATATAATAAAAGAAATGGATAGTAAAAAATTAAAAACAAAATTAATCATTGAAACTCCTGCGGGACAAGGAACCGAACTTTTAACAGATTTAAATGATTTTGTTGACTTTTATAATAACTTTTCAAAAGAACAACAAAAGTATTTGGGAATATGTTTTGATACAGCACATACTTGGGCACTAGGTTATGAATTAATAGAAGCATATAATATATTATTTAAAAAAAATAGTAGTGATGTAATTGTTATTCATCTAAATAACAGTTTAGTGAAAAAAGGAGACTTGAAGGATCGTCATTCTGTAATGTTAGATGGACAAATATCTGTTGATAATATGAATAATTTTATATCAAATCTAAGTACAAAAAAAATCCCAATAATTATATTAGAAACACCATCTGATAATTATAAAACAGAACTTAACCATATTAAAAATTTATTAGAATAAATATTATTCTTAAATATTCTTAAATATTCTTAAATTTCATTAATTGTTGAATTTTTTCTTGCATTATCTAACGTTTTTTTCATTTCATTATCATAATCGTCGCATAATTCTCTTATACTATCCCATTTACACTGTGTTTCAGAAACATTTTTAATAGTATTTTCTTTAACTTTCCATAATTCTATTAGAGTATTTAAGATATTTTTATCATTTTTATTAAAAATTAGTTCAACTTCGTCATATGTCATTTCATCTGGCGCTTGCTTAAGTACTTCATCCATTTATATACTTAATATAGATATTATTTTATATATTCTTAACTCATGTTTGTTCTTATATTTTCATATATTTTCTTATATGTTCTTATATGTTCTTATATGTTCTTATATTTTTCTATTTTATTTTTTTTGTAAATATATTCGGACAATTCATATGCTATTTCTTCATAAGGGTGTTCTTCGTAATAATCACCCGATACATCATTTATTCCAGAAGGAGTATCGTTTTTATAAGTACATATAGAAATCTTATTTGTCGATATTTTTTTATAAAGTTTTTTATTTATATCAGGGTTAGACCTTTTGTATTTAATTTGTTTAATTAATTCAGTATTATTACTAATCATTTCGTCGGTTAATTCGATGTATCCCATTTTTACAATTATATTTTTAAATATATCTTCATTATTTCTCTGATATACATGTATTTTTTCGTGAATTAATATTTTAATCAATTCATCCTCGTCGTTTGTAAGAACATAATTTGATAAAAATATTACGTTTTTTCTAGTATGAGGCAAACCATTTTCATAATTTATTTCACCCTTACCTGTTTTTAAATTTGTCTTAGAGAAAACCCATTTAACATTCGCTAATTCATTCAAATTAATGTATTTAGCATAATCAATATCATTAATTTTTATATTATGTAATAAATTATCAGCAGATAATGCACATCTATTTAATAGTTGAATCTCGCTTTCTGTAAATGAAGATGAACGCATTTGAATTATTTCTATATAATCTTTTGAAGTATTAACATTTCTAGCATATAAATCTAAAGCAGAAAAATTACTTACATATTTGTCTTCATCGTCTTTTAAAAATTTAGATGTTTCTTGTACTGACATATAAATAATATTATTCGAATTATTAAAGGAATAATACATTATATAATAAATAGCAAACGATATGCATATTATAGAAATTATTATTAAAGAAGCTAATATAATGTAATTATATAACATATTTATACTAATATTATATTATAAATTATAATATCATTTTTATTTTTTACATCTCCTGTTTTATTTTCATTTCCTTATTTTCTTTTCCTTATTTTCTTTTCCTTATTTACTTTTCCTTATTTTCTTTTCTTTCTTCTATATCATCTTCAGTTTTAGTTTTAGTTTCAGTTTTAGTTTCAGTTTTAGTTTCAGTTTCAGTTTTAGTTTTAGTTTTAGTTTCAGTTTCAGTTTCAGTTTTAGTTTCGGTTTCGGTTTTGGTTTTATCTTCTTTCTTTTTTTTCCCTATTTTATTTTTCTTTATTTTGTATGCTCTATTAAAACATACCTTCGTATTATCTTTATTTTTTATAACGTGATTAAATTTCATATAGTCGCCGCTACAATATAAGTTCATATATGCTACTGAACTTTTTGCTATTTTTTGTATTTTTTCAGTATTATTTATATCAGATAATGAAGAATTTTGTTTAGAAGCGCTATATACAATATCACCGGATACTTTATAAAAAAATACATCATTATTTTTTATACAATACTGATAGTTGAGTTTATCTTCTAAAATAATACTAGATTTATCCTTTACACTTTTCCATTCCTTATTTTTTTCAGCACTTATTAGTTTATTATATATTACTCTTATCTCTTTATCAACTATTATTTTACAATATCCATATGAATTTATAGTGTTATATTCTATCAAATAATTATTAATTGGAGTTTCTGACCGCATAAGTATAATAGTATCGTTAGATGTCGTTCTTTTAATCATATCATAGTTTGGTATTACTTTATTAACTAAATCAGGGTCTGCACCACCTGTTCCAGACATTATTTGGATTAAAGAATAATCAGTTAAGTCTATTTTCTTACTTATTTTCATTATGTTGAAATTATGACAATCAGCACACAGATAAATACAATTATTTATTACAAGTGTTTCATATAAAGCATCTAATATATTCTGTGCAATTTCAACGTTTTGTAGTAATTCATCTTTTTTTGTAGTGCTGTTATTTTTAACAAAGAATAAAGGAAAATGTCCCATAACAAATATTTGTTTATCGTCATTTTTTCTTCTTTCATCTGTTATAGTTTGATTAATATTTGCAATATAAACTAAATCTAAATTATTAGTATTAATAATTATCATAATATAATTTTTAGAATATTTAATTCCAATCTCTCTGCCACTAAATAGCAATATCTCTTTTTCTTTTTTATCATTATGTCTTCTAATATCAATTTTACTATCCAAATTTTCTAAATACAATTCTTCATTTTCACTAGTAACTTCTGAAATAAATTTAAAGATAGGGTTCTCATCCGGGTTTTCTAATTTAGGAATCTGTGCATTATAATTCAATAAAACCTTATCTTCGTCACTATTATTTTTTATCTTAGACATAAAATATTTTTGTGTTTTTATCATACAATCATCTTTTCTTGGAGATATTAAGTTACCATTTGCAGTACTGTCATCATCCTGACTATCTTTTACCTCATCGTGATTACCAACACAAATATATACATCTTTTTTCATATCGTATAATAAATAATATCCTGATATTAATACAGGTGTTAAATAATGTACTAACTCATTATCTTTAATTTTATTATTTTCTTTTTTTATTATATTTTTTAAATCTTCGTTGTTTTCAATTAAAAAATTATACCAGTTATCACCAGCGATATATAATGTATCAACTGGTTTTTCTAATTCTTTAATAGAATATAATACTATATCTCTATATAAGAAATTATCTTCTTTGCAATTAATATTATTCCAACAACCAAAAAATAAAAATGTATTTAAATCATTTGTATTTGTCAATGACATTATATTCTAATAAATATAATTATAAAAAATAAAATATATTATAAAAAATAAATATATTATAAATATAATGCATTATATTTATTAGACGAAATATTAATCTTTTTTTTACAATATTTATCATAGAAAATATTAGTAACATTAAAAGGTAATGATATTTTAATAGAATCAATTGGAACATATATCATCATATTAATCCAAGATACAGTATTATTAATCGCTCTTTTTAAATTACGAACACCATCTTCATTTTCAACATCATTTATGATATATTTTAATAATTCATTTGTAAATATGATATCACCCTTATTTAAATTATATTGTTTTAATATTTCAGGTATAATATAATCTCTCGCTAAAACTATCTTTTCTTCACAATTGTATCCATTGACATTTATTACAATCATTCTATCTCTTAAAATAGGGTTTATTAATGTATCATCATTATATGTAAATATAATCATAGAACGAGAAATATCAATATCTATTTCTTCAAAATATCTGTCATTAAATTTATCATTTTGAACAGGGTCTGTAATATGTATCAGTGTATTTATAATTTCTTGACCTTTATATGTATTAGAAACTTTATCTAATTCGTCAAATAATATTAGAGGATTCATTATTCCAGTTTTCATTAATGATTCGCATATTTTACCATAAGTAGAACCTTCATATGTATAAGAATGACCCTTAAGAAAAGATGAATCGTCTGTACCACTAAGTGATATAAAAACATTAGGATAATTTAGAGCATTACAAATACCTTCTTTTATAAGTTTTGTTTTTCCAACACCTGCACTTCCTTGTATTCCAATGATATATCCTGATGCTTTTGGAAATGATATTAATTGCGCTAAAACTCTTACTATTTGCTCTTTTGCATCTTTATGACCAAATACAGTCTCGTCCATACGTTCTCTTATATTATTTAAAAATTTACATATAGATTCATTGCCGTCTGTAATTTTAATAGGTATTTCATAAAATTTATTAAAAGGAATATTATTTAATGCTAATAACCATGAACTAAGTTTATAATATTCGGATGAATTATTGTTCATTTTATTAAAACTTTCAATTTTAGTTAGTATACTTTTTTTTGTACGTATATTAATATCTGAATTGAGTATCTTAAAACGAATAGGAACTTCGGTAATAATACGACAGTTATCAACACTTTCTTCTATATTAACTAAATTTATCTTATCATTTTCTGGCAAAATATCAAAAAATTTTTTTTCAATAGTATTATATCTATTATAAAATTTATAGACTTTCTTATTTATAGGATGTTTTTTAAGATTTAAAGAACTTTGCCTTGGATTATTGTTATTATTCAATATTAGATATATCATATTATTATTTTTATCATCTAACTCGTCTTGAAATTTATTAAAATTATTATTGTTATATAATGTATTAATATTTTTATTGATAACCTCTTCTAATTGATTTGTATATAAAAGAGTATTATCATCATGATATTCTTCTACATCATCTATATTTTCTAATTCTTCAGTGTCTTCAGTGTCTTCTATCTCTTCTGTTTCTTCTGTTTCTTCTGTATCTTCTGTCTCTTCTGTCTCTTCTGTTTCTTCTGTCTCTTCTGTCTCTTCTGTCTCTTCTGTTTCTGAAGTATATTCTAGTGTTGCCATTTTAATAATATATGGAATTATTCATAAGTATTTTTATTATTATACACCTTTAGACATTAAAAACGTCGATTATTTTATAAATTATTTTCTTTTATAAAATTACTTATATAAATACCATTACCAATATGAACAATGCCATCACTTAAATCTTTTCTTAAATATCCATTTTCATCTATATAATTATTATAAATATCAAAGAATATATATTCTTTTTCAATACATTTTTCTTTTAATTTTTCGTTAAAATATAAAGTATATTGTTTTCGTTCTTCATCTGTTCCCAAATATGGATATTCAGGATTTTCCGAAGTATTATATTTTTGAATAGGTGGGACAACATTATAAACACATACATTTTTAAGTTTAATTTGTGAAATGGATACATTTAATTCAATTGCTTCGAAATAATTATCAACAATATTGTTTATAATATCTTGATATCTTGTTGTTTCTGTTATGTGTTTATTGATATGACATCTACAATCTATTTCACCTAAACAAAAAACAATAGTGTCACCATCTTTAATATTGAAGTTGCGAATATCGCATCTATTTAATTTTTCTTTCCCAAAACTATAACATAAAACTGGTCCTAAATGATGCTGTATTATTCCAGTCCAACCATTACCTGAATGACTATCTCCAATTGTATGAATTGACATATATATATATATATATATATTATTTTTTATATTTTACAAATAGTATTAAAAATTATTTTAGTATGTTAAAGTCAAGATTACAAAAGTTAGATGGATTAACACAAGAAAACTAAAAATATATATAACAAATGTTATAAGAGGAATACCAAAAGAAAAAATATGAAAATATATTTAAAGGAGCGTATAATAGAGATGTTGTATATGTAAAATATAAAACAAGAAAGCAAAAATTAAAAAATTATTAGGCGTAAATAAAAATAGATAAAAATGTATAATATATATTGTTATGATTATTCTCTATTTATTCTGTGAAGATTTTATGAATTTTATAGGTTCTTCTGTTTTTTTTTCTTCAGATTTATTTTGCATAGATATTTCATTTATATCAACAGCTTTTGTATTTTGTATTAGTTGTCCTGCGTTTTGAACAGATTTTGTGTTTTTAATTAAAACATCTGCTTTATTATAACTTTATGTAGTCCTTGAAGCGATATCAGGAGTAGTATCAGGAGTAACAGGAGTAGCAGGAGTAACAGAAGTAGCAGGAGTAGTAACAGGAGTAGTATCAGGAGTAACAGGAGTAACAGAAGTAGCAGGAGTAGTAACAGGAGTAGTATCAGGAGTAACAGGAGTAGCAGGAGTAACAGAAGTAGCAGGAGTAGTAACAGGAGTAGTTTTGGAAGTATTAGGAGTATCAACAGGAGTAGTTTTGGAAGTATTAGAATTAGGATTATCCTCTTCCTCCTCCTCCTCTTCCTCATAATCTTCTTTTAGAGGATTTTCAAAATTTTCATAAGTTTTCTCAAATTCTCTGCCCCAATAATAGTTAGATGATACAGTTCTAACAATTTTGTTAATATTAATAATGAAATAGGTAAATAAACAAATTATCAAAATAATAGCGATTAAAAAGAGTACTCCCATATATATATTATTTGTAAAAAGATTAATAGTATAAAAACCTACAATTATTATTGCAAGTAATATAATTGAAAATATATATACATCATAATTAGCATTTTCATATTTTATTACATCTGTATTTAAGTGTGCATCTCCTGTTTTATTTTCAAGGAAATAATTAACATAATTTTTATCATTATATCTATTTGATATTAAACTATTTAAATCATTTTCTTTATTAAATAATGTTTGAGTATCAGTATAATAAAATGTCATTTTAATTACATTTATTAAGTCTTTTGCTCTATCTGTTAATCGATTTACAACAAGAGATTTTTTGTTTGCTAAAATAACAGGATCGTATTCTACTTTATTTGCTCCTGTTATAGAAGCTCCTGGTTCAATACAATCATTATTACATATAGATGTAGAGTAAACTGCGGTATTTTGTGCGCTTGCAGTAAATGTTTCTATATAACTTTCAGTAATGAATAATACATGAATTATATAATATACTGCTAACATTAATATAGTTATTCCAAAACAACCTGCTGATATTATTCTTATCAATGATTTGTCAATTCTAGCGATATTAATAATAAATATTACAGCGAGTATTATTGCAATTATTGCAATATATATAACATATTCATAATATAATATTGTATTTTTAGATTTATTAACTTCATATAATGAAGTATTATTTAAAATTTTTGTTTTATTTGAATTAATATTTTTATCAATATGTTCTATCGAAGATTTTAAACGGTCATTTGTGTTTTTTAATTCATAGATTGAATTTTCGTATAAATATACTGCTATATTTTGGTGTAAATATTTAGTTGTACTTCCTGCTTCTAAAGGTTTATCTTTTAATATACTTTCAAATTCTTTTAATAATATTATTGGATTATTACCATTACTTATGTTAACTTCTTCTATACTGAGAAGAATATTATAATGAGGTATAAGTATTGAATATCTTATTTTAGTTTCAAGCGTTTCTCTAATTAATTTATCTTTAGTTTTTTGACTAGCGGGAATACTTTCTCCTGTATAAGGGTTTATACTATTATTTAAAGAATCATATACGAAACTAGTATATATTAAATGATTTTCGTCCGGGACATATGAATGCATGCTATTAGAAGCTGGGCCTATATTTATATTTATATTATTTTCTAATAATTCAATGTTTTTATCAAGAACTGCTTTAAAATTTGCAGATGATTTACTAACTTTGTAAACAAATGTTTTTTCATAGTCTGTATTAAAGTGATATTTATCAATTTCTGCATCAGATGGTGGAGTAAGTGTAGCAGAGTCAGTAATGTAATTTATAAACTTATTAGCTGTAGTTGTGGTATCTTCACTCGCTTTATATTTTGGATAATTTAATAATAAGCAATTTTTTAAAGAATATGCTAAATTATAATAAATATTTATTGAGTAAATTGAAGATAATAATAATTTCTTAAGACCTTTAAAAAATACTTTTAAATATTCTAAAGTTGAATTCAAGTTTGAATATTTTATATTTCTTAACATTATTAAAAATGTTCTTATAAATTTTTGATAAGGTTTTTTATCTTCTGTAAAATTTCCTCCAGGAACATCATTAAAATTATATTGTTTGTATCCATAACTATATTTATCTGTCCCAGTTATTAAACTCACACCATCTGCTAAACTACCGTATCTATCTTCAAATGTATAATTATTATTTACTTGCTGTAATATATTTGCTGGTTTAGAACCAGGTCTTGATGTTGAAGCTGCTCTCATTTCGCTTATATCAAAATAACGTAATGAAGCACTATGATCTTCAAAATCATTTCCAATATATAAATATAAACCAGATTCAGCATATCTGTATTTATCATTATCTGGTTCTATAATAAATAAACCTCTTGCAACTCCAACACTATCTTGTTTTAATAAGGGTTTTGTAACTATGTGTATTTTTGTATAATCTTTTACATATTTTTTATTATCATATGAACTCGCTAATTGAGAAAAATTTACTAATCTATTATAATCTGGATTAGTCTCAACATAAGTATTAGATAAGACTTCTAATCGTGTATTATCCCAATAAGATTGATTATTTTGATAATTTACATTAAATTCAACTGTTAAAAATGCTTCAATTATTTTAATATAAATATCTAATAAAAATATTGTATAATATATATTTTTGACAATTGCTTCATCAAATTGTAGTTTAGTACCGCCTATTCCCGATTCAGTTATTATTTTATTATAATAATGTAAGTGTTGTTTTATTTTAGTACCGTTTGCAACTAATTTTTCTATTTCTGCATTAGTTACGCCGGATGCTTCGCTCACATATTTAGATTGGTCGATATTTAAATTAAAACAATTACTTAACGTGTTTTTAAAAAATTCATTATTAAAAGTTGTGGTTTGAAGTATTTTTAATTCAGTAGAATTTTCTGCAGGGATTGGTAATTTATCAGTTGTAGAATAACCACCGCTAGTTAAAGTACCTTCAAAAGATGGTAATAAATATGTTATTGCCGCTTGAAAAATTGTATTAGCATTATTTATATCTCTAATAGTACCATCTTCTTTAAAGGTACTAATTGAATTTTTTTTAATAATTGATAGCAGTTCGCCAAACACTTTGTATAAATCTTTATAAATAATATTTTGTGATGTATCTATACTAGTAGACATTATTTATTTAATACTCTATTATTTTAAAATATATTATATTTTTAAATACAAGACCTATAAGAAAAAGATTCGCCGCTATTTTCATTATACCTATTTATTTTTACTATATCTCCATGCTTTAATCCAATCCATTTAGCGATAGGATCGCTTTGTAAAATTACATGCATATGCATCTTAGTTCTTGTCATATACTCCTTCATAAATTCTTTTGCTTCTTCTTCTGTAAGTTTAGTATGCGTGGGAACATACTCGTGTTTTGTAGGATTGAACATCAACTGTTGCAATGTAAAATATTGAAGTTGTCCTCCGTTTTTTTGGAAAAATTTGTCATATTTATTTAATAAAGATTTTACTGTTGTTGATATTGATTCATTATTAAATATCAATATAACATTAATTTTTGACCCGTATTTACTAGTAAAATCGTTAATATTATTATTACTATCTTTTATTTTTTCTTTTAGTTCATCAATTATCATTTTTCTTAATTTTTTTGTAAGAGCATAAATTACTGATGTATTAGAAGTTTGAATATCAATAACATTTCTATCTGTCTCGAAATCTTCTTTATTCATAGATAATAAGTGTTCTTTAAATATGGAAACATCATCGCCGCGATAAACTAACATTTCTTCAATATTAGTATTAACAATATCAATATCCATAACTATTTAATAATAATTATATATCTTATTATTATATAATAATAAAAAAGTCAATTTTTATTAATTATTTGATTTTTTGCATATTCAATAATTCTTGGATCAATATAACTATTTTTACATACTGTAGGGGTATTATGTAATTCGATAGCTGTTAATTCTAAAGCTTTTTTAATAGGATTTTTGCAATTATTTGATTTATTTAAAAATTTAGTAAATAAATTATTAGCATTCCATGTCCGCAAATCTTTAGAAGTAATTTTGACACCTAATTTATCTTCCAAATAATTATTAACATCAGTTGAATTTATGCGAATATTATTGTAAGTAAATATGTATTCGTCGTTTTCTTTATTATCTTGATATGCAATTAATTTTTTAGATATATACTGATATATATATTTATTCTTGCATACAGATTTATTACGAACACCTTTTTTACCGATAAAATCGAAAATTATATGGCATTTTTTATAATCACAACTTATATGAGATAATTTTAATGTTGTAAGTCCGTATGAATTATTTTCTTTTTCGTATTTTTTATTACCAATTCTAAATCCGCAGCACAATATTAATGTTATAATCATAGCATTAATTTTAGTTTTTTCATCAGTAGATTTTATATCCTTAGAAATACAATTCTTTATTTTCAAAAAATATTTATTACATTCTTCAATCTTATTATATTTTTTGCAATTTTGAATATTTATATATTTAGGATTATATATAATCTGTTTTCTATTTTTACTATCATACCCATATGCTAATATTTTCTTATTATTAACTATTGTAACATTATCATACGCTGGAGGAATTTTCATTTTCTTTATTTTTTCTAACAAAATCTTATCGGTAATTTCTATATCATTTTTATAGTATTTAAATCCAGTAATATAAGTACCAATGCGTTTTATTTTCATTGTTTAACTATTATAAATAAAATATAATTGTGATGTTATAAAATGATATAAACATATAATAATATATGTATTCATAAACTGAATACATAATGGCACAAACTAAAAAACCTACTCAACCTGCTTCGTCCACTTCTCCGGTCGTAACTCCGGTGCCACCTGTAGATTTGAAACAACCTCCTAAAAAGGGTGTTGTTTCAAAAGTAGTCGAAGATAAAACACCTGCTCCTAAAGATACTAAAGCGCCTAAGACTGTTGTAGTAAGTGCTCCTGAAACTGTCGAACCTGATTCTAGCATTCCTGTAAATGCAGATGGTACTCCTGTTAAAGATAACCTCGTTGGTACTATTATCGAAAAAGTAAATACTCTTTTCACTAGTTTCAAAGAAGTTCAAGTACTTCTAAAGGTTCTGAGCAAAGAATATGACAAACAACAAAAAATAATCGAGAAAGCCCAAAAGAAACGTCAAAACGCCAAGAACTCTCCGTCGGGATTTGCTAAACCCAATAAAATATCAGATGAACTATGTGATTTTATCGGTGTTCCTCACGGCACTGAGAAATCACGCACTGATATTACCCGTTTTATCAATACTTATGTAAAGGAACACAACCTCAACAAACCAGAGAACAAGCGTTTTATTCTACCTGATGATAAACTTAAAAAAATTCTAAATGTCGGAGACAAAGAGGATATCAATTATTTTATTCTACAAAAACTAATCTCTCACCATTTTCCCCCATCTGCAAGCAAACAAGCGCAAGCTGCAGCTGCCTAAATAATTTTAATAATTCTTATTTTTTCTAAATATAATAAAAATTGATATAAACGATTATTTATATATTAATATAAAACAAATATGCAAGTCGCACATAACATTACTACTACGAACAATGGAGGAGTTGCTTTAAAAAGTACAAATAATATTATCGTAGATTATTTTATGTTATTTATGAGAGATTTAGATATTCAAACTAGTCACGATTATCTTGAAAAATGTTGGAAAGAAGATCCTAAAAAAACGGTAGCAATTATTTTTAATGGGCGTGATAGAGATAAGGGGAAAAAAGAAAAAAAGGTAGCAAACGATGCTATGTCGTGGTTAAGAAAAAAAAAATTTACTACATATATTAATAATATTAAAAAGTATATTGAAAAATATGGATGCTGGAAGGATCTCAATTATATTGGATATAAGTTAAAGAGTTCTGATCAAAAGTATGAACTTGGACTATTTGCTGATAAATTAATTGAAGATAAAGCGAATTTGAGTAATAATAAAAGCGTATCTCTATGTGCTAAATGGGTATCTAGCGAAAATGATAAGTACGATAAAAAGAGACATTATGCAAAAAAAATTGCATCAATTATCTATGGGAGCAAAGATACAAATAAAATGGAAAAATATAGAAAGGAGTATTTGGTACCTTTGAGAACACATATTGATATTGTCGAAAAAAAATTATGCGAACAAAAATGGGGAGATATTAATTATGAAAGTGTTCCCGCCGTTGCTTCAAAAAATTTAAAAAATACATTTATTAAACACGATGAAGCAAGATATAAACAATATCTTGAAGATGTAAAAAATAATAAAAAGAAGATCAATGTTACTGGAATTCTTCCTCACGAATTGGTAGGTAATTATATCACAAATATGAGATGTTTTGATAATGTTCCTATATGCGAAACTACAGAAATGCAATGGAGAACAATTATTGAAAATGTTAAGAAATCTGGTAATTTTAATAATACTATATCTGTCGTAGATTTATCAGGGTCTATGTTTAATGCTGCAAATGGAAGTATTCCTGCACAAGTTGCAATTGCACTTGGAATTATTACATCTATTTGTTGTACAGGACAATTTAAGAATAAATTAATTACTTTTAGCGAAGACCCAGAAATTGTAAAGTTGACTGATAAACTCGATGAAGATACCGATTCGATTCCTACTCTTCACGAATGTATTTCAAACCTTCTAAAAATCGATTATGGTTATAGTACAAATTTTGTTAAATGCAATGATTTAATTATAAATTATGCAAAATTATTTAATGTTCCCCAAGAAAATATGCCTAAAAAAATGTTTGTATTTACGGATATGCAATTTAATGATGCTTGTAGTAATGAAAGAATCACTTTTGAAAATAATGATTCTAATGATTCATTAGATACAGTATATAAAACAATTGTTAAAAAATATAAGGCAAATAATTACGATGCTCCTAAATTTATATTCTGGAACCTCAATTCTAATAGCAGAGAAGTTTTCCCTGTAAATTGCAAAACTGAAGGTACTGCAATTGTTTCTGGATTTTCTGAACAACTTCTTAAAATTTTCATGAATTATGATGACTTTAAACCGGAATTTATTGTAGATGAAATTTTAGAACCATATATTAAAGAGATTATCATATGTGATGATTAGTTACGATTAGTTATGATTAGTTACGATTAGTTACGATTAGTTACGATTAGTTACGATTAGTTTGCATATAAAAGTATATATATTATTTTTTAATTTTTAATGATAAATATTATAAAAAATTGATTTATATAGATTAATATATAATTAATTAATTCTCATGAACTTTACTAATAAGGATTATTTTGCAATTATTGTTAATAATTTGCAAAACTATTGTGAACTAAAAAGTTGAGTGAGATTAATAAATCATCAAATATCTTTATAAAAAAAGAGACGAATTTAAAAGATATAGTGAGAGAAAAAAGAATTAAATATAATTGTGATATGTTAAAATGTAATTTAGTTAAAAAATATAGTTATGAACTTAATAATGATTATAATAAAACAATAAATAAACTAAAGAAAAGTACAAAAAATTATATGACACTTACAGATAAAGAATGTTTGTATCTAACATTTAGAAGAAATACTATTCAATATACTAATTTGATGAATAAACGTTGTTTACCTTATTTAGAAGATATTATTTCATACTATTTTAATGAAAAAAATAAATTTAATGCTGGATTAAACACTAAAATGATATCATTATATGTATCAAAGTATTTATATAATATCATATTATCTTATAATAATAATTATAAATTGAAAAATAAGAATATTGTTTTATGGATATCATAGATATCATAGATATCATAGATATCATATAATATTTAATTAGAATAAGCGAGACCACCCATACCAGATAATATACGTAATACATTATAATTTACGGCATATATGTAGATATTTCCTGGTATGGATGAGGATAATGAAAGAACAGCGGTATCTATACGAGACATATTAAGAGTACCACTTGGTTGATGTTCTTCAGGTTTTAGAGCGAATGAATAAACATTTATGCCTTTATGGAAGTCATCTGGAGTATTTTCGTGATGTTGGTAAGGTTGGACTAAAGAAAAATATTCTCCTTTTCTTTGCGCAAAACGATCATTACCGTTAAGCATTATTTTAGCTTGCATTACTGGATTTGTTGAATTATAATAATCATTTAGAGTTGCTGCAGGAACGCCCGATAATGGAGTTGCAGTAGAAAAGTTATTCCAATATACACTGTCATCAATTTTTTTTATAGCCCATACAAGTTCTTTGCAAGGATGATTAAAATTCATACGCATACTTTTCATACCATCGGCATTGTTAGAAGAAGTTATATTATCAGTTCCTGTAAATTGTAATTGTTCAATTAAATATTCGTGGGATAATTGAGCAAATCTTCTGCGTTCATCAGTATCTAAGAATATATAATCGACCCATAATTTAGAGTCTACTAGACTTATGTTATTTGCGGTGTAATTACTGTTTTTTGTTATAGAATCATTAAAAGTTGTATTTTTAGTGTCTTTATCAAATAAGTTAGCGGCAGTTTCATATTCGATATTTATTTTAACTTCGTGATATTGTAGAGCAATTAAAGGAAGTGCTAGACCTACATTGCGACAAAACCAAAATTCTAAAGGAACATATAATTCATAAGATTCAGATCCATTTAATAGTGTGCAATTATTATCTTTATTTGCACCAACCATCTTATAATAACCTTCGCGTTTGCCAATAGGAAGAGATAACTCATTCCATATGTATAACCATTCAGAATAATGTTTATCTATACGTTGACCCCCAATTTCAAGTTCAATAGTTTTCAATAATTTTTGTCCAAAATTAGGAACTAATGCAACTTTATTAGCGGTACTAGTGGTATCTGAATTATTTTTTATTTTTCCGTAAAAGTAAATACGGTGTATTAAATCACCATTGCGGGTTAGTTGAAAAGTTGCGCGCGAACCTAGAGAAGTACCTCCTGTTGCTGTTTGTTCAATAGCTTCAATAGCGAAGTTAGTATGACGACGATAAACTACTTTGAAAAAGGTAATTTGAGGATTACCAGTTAAATAAACATCCTGAGCACCATAAGCTACTAATTGAAGAAGACCACCACCCATTTACGCTATATTCTTTATACTATTAGAGGAGAAAAAAAAAAGGGATATTATAGCAATTTAACAACGTATAAGATAATTAATATAATTTAATTAGAATACGCTAAACCTCCCATACCCGATAATATACGTAATACGTTATAATTAACAGCATATACATGAAGATTTTTAGAGAATCCATTATTGATATATCCTGGAGTCATATCTATATTAAGAACAGCAGTATCAATACGAGACATATTGAGAGTACCGCTCGGTTGATGTTCTTCAGGTTTTAGAGCGAATGAATACACATTAATACCAGGGTTTGAAGGTATATTTTCGTGATGTTGATAAGGTTGTATTAAATTGAAATAAGAACCAGGTCTTAATGAAAAGCGATCATTGCCATTTAATACAAGTTTAGCGGATACAACAGGGTTTGTTGAAGTAACTACGCTGGTTGCTGCATGTAATGTAGTAGCAGTTAATGTAGTATCAGTAGCATAAGTGTTTACTGTAGTAGAATAATTTACCCAATTATTATTTTTTGTATGTTGGTCTGATAAATGATAGTCGCAAGTAGAAACCCAGACTAATTCTTTGCACGGATGATTAAATGATAGTTTTGGTTTCATGCTTACGGCATTTACAGTTTCAGCACCAGTAAATTGTAATTGTTCTATTAAATATTCATGTGATAATTGAGCAAATCTTCTGCGTTCATCAGTATCTAAGAATATGTAATCGACCCATAAATTTACAGATGATAGTTCTTTTATAGCTGAAGTCGAACCTTGGCATTTAGTTTTTTCTTCGAATAAAATATTTATCTTAACTTCATGATATTGTAGAGCAATTAAAGGTAGCGCTAGACCTACATTGCGGCAAAACCAGAATTCTAAAGGTATATAGAGATTGGCATTTTGTAATCTGGCGATGGTATTATTAGAACCAACCATTTTTTTATAAGCTTCTTTTTTAGATTTAGGTAATGAAAGTTCATTCCATATATACATCCAGTGAGAATAATGTTTATCTATTTTTTGACCACCTATTTCAATTTCTACATAATTAATTAAGCGAAGACCGAAATAAGGACAAACCGTTTCAGCAGTAGTATCACCAGAAGTATAATCAATAATAGATAAATATACGCGATGTATTAAATCGCCATTTCTTGATATTTGACAAGTAACACGATTGCCGAAAGTAGGAGTTCCGTTAAAAGTTTGTTGAATTGCTTCAATAGCGAAGTTAGTATGACGACGATAAACTACTTTGAAAAAGGTAATTTGAGGATTACCGGTTAAATAAACATCCTGAGCACCATAAGCTACTAATTGAAGAAGACCACCACCCATTTACGCTATATTCTTTATACTATTAGAGGAGAAAAAAAAAAGGGAATTATATAACACATTTTATTATAACTAATTAGAATACGCTAAACCACCCATTCCAGATAATATACGTAATACATTGTAATTAACTGCGTATATATTAATACCAGTATAAGAATATTCTGTAGCTAAAGGCATACCTACACCGGTAGCAGAAAGATCTTGAACTTCAACCATTAAAGTAGC